CGACGGAGGGAGATGAGAAAAACGATGAGCTCAGATCGTGAAGCTATGCAGGCAGCGCTGGCGCACGCCGAGGCCGCTCGTCCGTATATGGCTCTATCGGTGGAGGAGACCGAGACCACGATCTTGGTGTCCACCGGTCCGGACGATGCCGATGCGGTGTTCTTCTTCGATCCGAACGGCAAGCTGACGCATGTCGCGGTGGTCGAGGCGCACGGGGAAATCGAAGCGCGGATCGGACCGATCGCGCCACTAGCAATCACGGAGGACCGATGACCGAACGGCCGGCGCACAAAGTCCTATTCCTTGGCGGACCGCTCGATGGCGAGGTTCTCGAGATCGAGGAGATACTCGAGGCGAAGATCTACATCGGTGAAGGCCGATTCGAGGACGGCTTCCCGGGTGGCTATCATGCCGATGTGCGTCCGTACTTCATCCACTGGGTGCTGGTGCAAGACGCTCCGGGCTTAGTCCCCGTGTACTCGTGCTATCCCGATGCGGATCGATTCAGCCGCCAGCTCGCAAACTTCGAATTCGAGGAGCGGTTCGGCAGAGACCCGCCGCCACGACCCCGACCGGGGAGTCTTCCCGTTCCCGCGCAATGGACTATCGAGGTTAACCGTGTCCGTTAAGATCGCGTACCAGATGCACGGCATCACGTATCGTCAATTCGATCACTGGGTCACCCGTGGCTGGATCCGACCTACGAATTCCGGCGGCTCGGGTCACGATCGCGTGTTCTCGATGGACGAGGTACGCATATTCCGGATCATGGCCACGCTTACGAAGCTCGGGTTCCGACCGGCACACGCAGCTGAGCTGGCTCGCAACACTGTCGATCTCGGCTGGCGAGGTACCTTGGCTCTGCGGGATAAGCGGGTCGTCACAACCGGCATTCTGTCCTCCAGGGTCCAGAGTCCACCAGGGGAATCGACCTTAGGTACACGAGCCGGGTAAGCTCGGGGTCAGGAAGGGCATATGATATGCTGCCCCTGGATTGCCTGAGGGAAGGGATGGAACATGACCGACATGGAAAGCATCAGCCGCATTCGCACTGCCGCTTCGTGGCTGCGCCGCACTGGACAGCCATTGGAGAGCTATACGCGGCTATCCACGCTCTCCGAGACCGAGAGGGTTCACGCGAAGAACTTCGCTCTCGGCACTTACCCGTGGCCGAGCCGATGGACCGTGCGGCTGTTCACCGCGGCGAGTGCGGGGTAGACATGTCGGACGGTATCAATACCGTAGGCGCGGGAATCGGATCCCGAGACCGGCTAAGGAGACAGCGAAATATGACGGCAGCGAGGAACCGCATCGAACCGTCACGACACGTGGACGGTGGAACCTTCCCGCACTGGAGTTCCACGTCCGGTATGTGCATGTGCCTGCTTTCGTGCTGTCTCGGCAACAACGGATGCAAGTGCAAGTGGTGTCCGTGTGACGTGGTTGGACACCCGGCATACGGAAGGCACTCCGGCAAGCTCAATCGACAAGGGGAGTTCAATGGCGCAGTTGACCAAGCCCGCCCGCACTACTACCGTGCCAGCTAGCTCGAACAGTGATACCCCGTGGGGTCTACCCGGGGAAATCGTTTCCTCCGAGGAGTCACCGCACGGTGCGAACATGGCGGTATTCGGATACGCGGGGAGCGGCAAGACCCTCTACCTTGCAAGTGCGGCCCGAGACCGTAACCTGCTGATCGTCAACTTCGATCCCGACCTGCAGACCATCAAGAACCGTACCGATCTGCAGGTGTGGCCGAAGAAGGGTCGTTTGACGTGGGAGCGAGCGGACGCGTTTCTGTCTCGGCTATTGAACGGCAAGCACCCGTTCGACACCATCGGTATGGACACCGGAAACAACATGTACCGGCTCGCGCTCAGACACGTGAAGGCCAAGGGCTCGGACCGCCGTGATCCACGGCAGATCTTCGGTGAAGCCAACGACATGGTCAACGCCTTTATTATCGACTTCGCGGTCATGTCGCAGGAGCGCGGAATCAACGTGATCTGGTCGTGGCACGCGGAGGACGTGATTGAGGGGCAAGGGGATTCGGCTCGGCTGTTCGTGCGACCGGATGCGACCCCCGGTGTGTTGAAGACCATCTACCAGTACCACGCCACTATCGGATATCTCGAGGAACGCCAGCAGGGTAAGCGCCGACTCTACCTGCACAACACGGCGAAGGTGATCGCGAAGGTTCACCAGCCACCGACCGAGGGAGCAGTTGCAACCGAAATCGATGACCCTGATCTCGGAAAGCTAATTGACCATCTGCGGGGAGTGGCACAGTATGACGCCGCCGGGAAGGCGAGCTCACTACGAGGTCGCAGGGCTGGGTAGCGGCTCGATACTGAATTGCACCGATTGCGGGGCAGTTGTCGAGTTCGTGTTCCAGGAGACACACGATAACTTCCACCGACGAATAGAGGCGATCGAACGTGGCTTGGCTGCTCTGGACGCTGATAGCGGTAATGGGCGCACTGATAGCGCTGCTGTTCCTCGCGCTGTTGCGTGAACGAAGGCGCACCACGCCCAAGCCACCGGAAACGGTGTACCAGATCCCGCAGACCACCACGGCAGAGCTGGCGGAGAAGGACCGCACTATCGGGTCCCTCACGGCGCAACTCGCGGCCGAGAAAGCCCAGACCGGTAAGAACCTCGAGGCGCTTACTAAGCGCGCCGAGCTGGAAATCGCGCAACGGGTTGCGCTGGCCAGGCAGCAACTCGAAGCCGAATTCCACGAACGCAAGGGCACGGATCGGGCTGTCTCGAATCTCCGCTCCCGCGCTGCCCTCCTCGCAAAGGTGCAGGAGCATCTCGGTCCGCTGATACCCGGCTTTCCGTATCCCTTGAAGGAGGTACGGCATGTCGGAGAGATCTTCGATTTCCTGGTCTACGATGGTCTCGAGGCCGGCGGTGAGATATCGATAGTGTTCCTCGAGGTCAAGACCTCGGCGAGTGGTCGCACCAGACGGGTAACGAACCCACGAGAGAAGCTGCTAAGGGACGCAATTGCTGCCGGACGGGTCCGGTATGAGGTGTGGCAACCTCCCACTCCCGAGGAATTGGAGGCCCGGATTGAAGAGCTGATCGCAGCGGACAGCCCCGAGGCCATAGAACAGCCATCTTGACACCTGTGCGGACAATCGGGTAGGCTATTGGTACCTGGGGCCGCGACCGCCCCACAAGGTCGCACCGGGCTGTACCGCCCGACAAGGTATAGGAGGCAGAGGAATGCCAACGACAATTGACCTCACCGGGGTCAGCACTCAGGGCCGTCCGCCACTGGACCCCGATGACTATCCCGCGGTCATCACCAAGGCCGACATCCGGCCATCGAACAGCTCGGGGGAGGACACGCTTTACCTCGACCTGTCCGTGGGCGATGAGGGCCGCAACATGCGATTCCGCCCCCTGTCACTCCAGCCGCAGGTGCTGTGGCGGGTCAAGCGGCTTCTCGTCAACCTCGGGTTCGAGATTCCCGAAGGGCCGTTCGAGTTCGATGAGCAGGATCTGGTCGGCGTGGACTGCATGGCGCGCGTCATCGTGGTCCCGCATTACCGGGACAAGAGCCGCAAGACCAACGAGATTCAGGAGATCCTCAACGAGGACGGGTCCGAGGCGGAATGGGGTGACGAGGGCTAGCGGTTAGGGCCGCATAGGCTCCCGCACCTGCGGGATGGGGTCCCCCGAACCCGTCTTGCTTTCGGTGCGGGGTGAGATAGCGGGAAGGACCGGCATGCTGCGAGACAGCATTCCTTCCCTCACGTTGGAAGCCGGTCCTTCCCGCGCTGCTACGGAGGATGATATGCAGATCATCGGTCTCGACCCGGGTGCGAAGTTTACCGGTATGGCTATTCTCGATTGCGATACCAGCGAGTTCGCGCTCTGGCTCGAGTCCGATGATCCAACCGTCATCTGGCATGTCCTCGCCGAGTATTACCGCAAAGGGGACCACATCGTCCTCGAGGCGATGCTCGGGGGCGGTAGAAGGGATGAGTGGATTCAACGCACCATCGAGGTACTCGGGTACCTCAAGTACCGGGCCAAAGAGGCGGGTTATTCGGTGGAGGAGGCACCGAACCAGATGCGACTCGCCAACGTCTCGAAGGTACCGAAGTTCATCCGAGGAAAGGACGCTATCTCGGCGGCCGCACACGCACTATCGCACAAAGAAAGGTACGGTCTATGACATCACCGACCCGCACAATCACGGTGTCGCACAACGCGGAAACGGCACATCGGCTGTTCCGCACTCCGGGGAAGTGCCAACGCATCCACGGTCACAGTTACCGCA